TATTGTTTCCGTTTTTCTTTTTAGTCTTTCCTCTTGTTGCACAAGAAGAGGAATACACAATATCGGAAGTGGAACTTTCGAAGTTAGAGAAAATATCGGAAAACTTGGAGATAGCCAAACGCAATCAGCAATTACAAATACGGAGCTTAAAGGTGAGATTGAACGAAGCCTTGATGAAGTCGGAGAGCTTGAACAATCAATTACAGACGGAGAGGGAGACATTGAAGAGCTTAAGGCTATCTTACGCAGAATACGAAAGAAAGGTAAGCGTAAAAATTGAGGAAGACAAAGTCTTAATTGATAAATTAAAAGGTAAATTACATAGAATAAAATTGACCCTTGTGATTATTTCTTGTCTTTTTGGATTTGTAATCGTATGTATCATTGTATTTTTTATTTTAAAAAGAAAATTAAAATTTTTGTAACTGGGGGAAAGAAAGGAGATAAAATGGCAAGAATTATTACGGATAACATATATGCAAAGCTGGTTGCACATCTAGCAGAAAATGAAACAGTAACATTGTTCCAACAGTTACTTTTAAGTCCTAAGACATCAGAAGCAGAACCAACCACAGAAAACGGAGAGGAAAAAGAGGAGTCAGGAGGTAGTGAATGAACTATGGTAGAATAACACCACGTGCAAGAACAGGAACAACAGGAATCAGCACAGATTCGGATATTAGTGCAAAAGAAGAAATATGGATAAGTCCACCTGATAGAGTTGCAGCTATTACTGTATCTGTACACATTCCAACAAATGAAACCGCAAGTTTTGTCATTGAAACATCATGTAACAGCGTTGATACAATAGGAGAGAATGGCACAGGTGGGTATTGGGATAATCCACTTGGTGAAGGTACAGTTTTAAGTGAAAACACCGTATTGATGTTGGCTAACGCAGTAACGGGTATAAGGGTGAGATGCTTAACTGCCAGTAAACATATTAACGTTTGCTTTGTGGGGTAGATTATGAAATACTACGGCTTAATTATCCCCTCCGTATTTCCAACGGGTGTTTTTATTCAAGATATAAAGCAGACTGCGAGCTCAAACGAAAGCGAAGGGCTCAATATAATGACCGTAACCCTAACCAATCAGCAAAAAGCATATTTTCATGTTAAGAATGGAAAGCAAGGCTCGGCTACAGAAGCAACGGCTCAAATGGAAAAACACGCCAGAGAGTATATCGCTTCTGAGCTTGCAGAACAAAAAACGGCATTGGAACAGGCGATTAACAATTTAGTTGCAAAAGCAGATCTAAAATACAACAGTGTAATTCAAGAAAAAATCGATGCAGTTGTCATCAAGCTTTTGCAAAATGGATATGTGCAGTGGCCAGGAATGCCAAGACCTGACACCCTCTTTAATTTTCCCGGTTATCGTTGGGCAGAGGTTAACTACAACGGGTGCTTCTTCCGTGCAAAAGGAGCTAGTGCTACTTCATTCGGTAGCGGGGAACAGGGTGATGCGATTAGGAATATTCAAGGGAGTTTGGATACAATATTAGATTGTTCTTGTTTTTATCCTTATCAGCATTATTCACCCAATGGTAAATTTGATTACAATGATGGAGCTTTAAAAGTCAAAGATAGTAGCGATTGGGAATACGGTTTAAGCCGACACAAATTTGGTCAACTCATGTACGGAGGATACATAGAATTTGATGCCTCAAAGAGTGTTCCCACCTCAAAAGAAAATCGTCCTCGTAACAGAACCATCGTTATTTGGAAGCTTGAGAAAATATAGGAGCAAAAACTTATGGAATACATTGAAATTAAAGATAACATCATAATTGGACACTATTGTGGAGCAATGCCTGAAACAAAAAATCCTGAAATTGAATACATAAACGTGGAAAACTGCAACGTGAACATAGGTGATGACATCCGCATATATAAAGACTTACTCACAGGCGAAAAGAAAAGCCTCAAAGTACTTGTAGAAGAAAAGTTGGTCCAAACGCCGAAAGGCAAAAAGCTAAACAAAGATGGTACAGACTTTGAAGAGATGAGTAAATTCGAAATGGTAAAAGCAGGATTAAAAACTCTTAAAAACGATGAAAAAATCGAAGGCGAGAATATCATCAAAAAGACACACAAAGAGCTCTATGACGAAGGCAAACTCTCAAAAGAAGATTATAACAGCTTTATTGATGAGGTGCGTCAATCAGAATATGCAAGAGAAGCTGATCCGTTGGGCTTGCAGGCATTAAGAGGTGATATTGAAAAATCCGTGTGGCTTGAAAAAATAGAAGAGATAAAAAAACGATATCCTAAAATTAAATAACATCATCTATTTTTGCATTATAAAAAAATGACTATAATAGCATGGCATACGACGGAGAAGTCCGAATAAGGACAGAAATCGATAATACAAATCTCGATAAGGGTCTGAAAGATGTTAAAAACAAAGTAAATAATGTAGCAAAAGACATTGACAAAGGCTCAAAATCAACTAACGCACTAAAGGCAGCATTTAAAGAAACAGGTGGGGTTGCAAGTGATTTTGCATCTCAAATGGGAAACATTGCAAGCTCTGCTGGACCGGTAGCAGCTGGTATTGTAGCTGGAATTGCTGCACTTAAAAAATATATCGCAGTACTAAGCGAAGCAAATGAAGCTTACAAGGTTCAAGAAAAAGCAGAAAGAGCACTACAGAAAGCGGTTGAGAATAACCCATATTTACAGCGTGAAAGTGTGGAAAGATTAAAAGAATATGCAAGCAAACTTCAAGAAGTAAGCAATTTTGGTGACGAAGGTACTATCGATGTGATGGCACAACTTGCAAGCACAGGTCGCACAGAAGCCGAGATTATGAAGATAATCGGGGTAGCTGCGGATTATGCAGTAGCAAAACATGTCGACCTTAAAACAGCAGCGGAAACACTAAACGCCACTTACAACGGAATATCAGGAACGATAGGTCGACAAATTGACGAAATTAAAGAGCTAACCGATGAACAACTAAAGAATGGTGAAGCAATAGACTTGTTAGCAAACAAATATAAAGGATTTGCAGAAGAAGCAACAGATAGTGGCACGCAAGCTAAAAACTCATTTGGTGACTTTATGGAATCCGTTGGGAAAATGGCTCATCCTACATTCGAAGCACTAAATAAAAATGCAAAATTATTTTGGGAATCTCTGACGGCAAAATTATCTGGGTTCAATAACTGGTTAGAATCACTTAGCCGTAAATGGGGTGGAATTAGGAGAGAAGTTGATAGTGCCATTGGCGAAGTTCTAAAATGGACAGAAGACGAAAAAACGGGGGAGATAAAATATCGCGTAACCAGTGCAAACAGCGAACAATTAGAATGGCTTAAAGAAGAGATAAAATTAAGAGGAAACCTCAACGAAAAAGAACAGGCAGCGTTAGATACAGTTGAAGCTGAGTTAGCAGCACGTGAACGCAAGGCAAAATGGGAAGCCGAAGAAGCCGAAAAAGAGCTAAAAAGAGCAATCGAAGAAGCAAAGAAAAACGATGTAGCAAAACAAACAAACACGCGAAGTGGAAGCACAAGAAAAGAAAAAACTGCTGATGACTACGCAAGAGAAAGCAATAAGCAACTACAGGAATCACTGTATGCTTTGGAACTAAAAGCGAAACTAGAAGGGAAAGAAGTAAGCGTACAAGACCGTTACAATGTCTATCTTAATTCATATATCGATTTATTAACTAAAACAAACGGTCTAATCAAAGAAGGTTACCCAGTTGAACAAAAACGACTCGAACAATTACAAGAAGCAGAAAAGGCAGTCAAAGACGCAACTGACGCGGAAGAGAAACTCGCAACAACTATCAAATTAACACAAGAAGCAACAGAGGCAATAAATAGCGTTAAGCAAGAAATATCACCGATAGAACAGATGCAAAAAGAAATTGACGCACTAGACGAATTAAAACGTAAACTCAAAGAAGCAACCGACGAAGAAATTAAGCTAGCACAACAAGACCAAGAAAACGTATTAAGCCGTGCAGAGTTGATAGAAGGATTAATTGCAACAGAAAAAGCTCTCATAGAAGAGAAAGTAAATACAATAGCGAGTATTGAGCAATCATGGTGGGATAAATACAAAGATAAGCAAGCCGAGCTATTAGAAATGAAACAGGCAGTCAATGATAGTGAGATTTTAAGCGAAGAAGAAAAATATGAGCAAATGAAGCAACTTGATGATGCCTACTTGCAAAGCAAAGTAGCACAGACAAATGAACTCATGACGCTAATTCAAAGCTATGTCAATCAAAGTGTGTCTATGGTAAATCAGGGTATGGCTGTTCTATTAGAGGCATCCAAAAATCAGGCAACAGCTGAGCAAGCACAGCTTGAACTCAAATATCGAAAGGGTGAACTTAGTGAAGAAGAATACAATAAGAAAATCACTGAAAGTAAAAAGAAGGCTGCTAAAGAGCAATACAAAATACAAATGGTTCAATGGATGGCTTCTATCCTGCAAGCAACAGCAAATATTGCACAAGGTGTTACACAGGCAATCGCTCAAGGTGGTGTTACAGGAATTATTACGGGTAGCATTGTAGCCGCTGCAGGTGCTGTTCAAATTGCAAGCATTATAGCAAGTAAGCCAATCCCACCCAGTTTTAGCACAGGTGGTATTGTAGGTGGCTCGTCTTATCACGGCGATAACATAGCGACAAACCTCAACAGTCGTGAAATGGTAATGAACATGAGCCAACAGAAAGGCTTGTGGGATTTTATCAATGGCGGAAGCAATGGTCAGGGAGCAGGAACACAAATCATCATCAACAATAGTGCCTCAAATATTGCAACAGCACAGCCACGTTTAACACGGGATAAAATTGAAATAATGATAGATGCTCGTGTAAACGATAGCTTGAAGAATGGGCGTTATAACAGTTCTTTGAATATAGCTCAAAAAGAAATGTCGGGCGATTATTATGGGATATAGCGGAGTAAAAATGGCGATAGATTGGAGTGTACACGTAAATACTAACTTTTACGGACAAGACGGAAGCTATAAAGACAACACCGAAAAGATAGAATTTAAAAGTGGACGAGAAATTGAATACTTAAAAAACAGCGTACCGAGAAAAACGCACACCGTAAACCTTAGACTCAAAGATACAGGTACTACAAAAATAGACGGCAAGACAGAATTTCAACATTTCCTTGCTTGGTATGAAAATGTAGCAAAAAGTGGTACTGTCCCCTGCAACCTAAAAGACATTATCACAGGGAGTAAAATAAAGCAGTACAAGGTCAAAGTTAAAGGCTGGAACGGACAAAGATACAAAGAAGTAAACCTAGAATTAACGGAGAATTAAGCTATGAATGTCTATAAGAGATTAGCAGAAGGTGGCGGTTATAATCTCCCATTTTTAGTGCATTTATCAAATCCAGAAAAAACGCTACATATTTTTTTGATTAACGATAATCAAGATATAAGTTATAGAGGACGCACCTACAGTGCAAGCAACTTCACATACAGTCCTTCTACAAACGGGGAAGCTACATTCAATGTCGAGTTGGTAGAACACAACGAAATCATAGAAATGCTAGAAGACAATTATTACTTCAATGTCGAGGTAATTGGTATATTCAACGGCGAAGAAGTAGAAGTAATAGGCTTATTCAAACATAAATACGGAGAGGCTACATGGGATGGAATGCGATTAGAAATGAAACTAAACAAAGATGATAGAGGAGACATGACCTTTCCTGCTTTAATCTTTAATTCATATAACAACAGAGGAAACAATTGAAATACGACGATTTATTGAACATACCATTTAAGAAATTCGGACGAGATAAGAGTGGTTTTGATTGCTACGGCGTAGTAATGGAATGTTGCAAACGTGCAGGCACGCCCTTGAAAGATTTATACGGAGATATTGTAGACCTACCAGCAGATAAGGTTAATGACTATATAGACGGAGGCTTGAATGTCAGGAAAATCAGCGAGGCAAAGAAAGGATCCCTAGTTTATTCTATTTATCATGGTAACACACATGTAGGATATCTAGTAGAGCGAGATAAGGTATTACATGCAACAATAGATAAAGGAGTGAAAATATCACCACTCATAGCCATGCATCCAATTGCATTTTTTGAGGTTGTAAATGAAAGCGACACTGTATAAAGAATTATCAAATAAACAGACACAAATTGAATTACAAGCAGGACTCACAGTACAAGAAGCCTTACCTAATTTAGATTTAGATAATGCAATCATTATAATTAATGGTAGAATAAAAAATTACAACTATGTATTGCAAGTAGGTGACAAGGTTACAATAAGACTCACTCCCACAGGAACTACAGCCCTTATTGTTACTGCAATAGTATTAGCTGTCGTGGCTGTGGGGGCTGGG